TTAGAATGTCCGTCCTCCAAAGATCAGAGGGTAGGAGATTTTCGTAACGAAAAAAAGCTAGAACGTGTTATTGGTCATAAAAAAAGTGAAGATGGAACTATATGCACAACTCTTTATGAAAACGTCACGTTTAAAGATCAGTACATTCCAGAAATTCCTACTCTTGTATCTACTGCTGTTATTGGCTTGGTCGCTGCCAGTAGTCCATTACTTCTTAACGCAGTCAAACCATTAGTGAAGCAATTAGTAAAAAAATTGACGAAAAAAAAAGATAAATTAGAATAATATTGAACAACCAAAATCAGTAAAAGGTTTGAAGTTTGCTGTCCCTAAGTATTGGACTTAGGCTCCCAAGCAGTTGTTCACTTAATTTTATGAGTATGTGGCAAGACTTGATTTGGCATTGAAATAAGTTTAATTCCATCACAATTTACTTGGTACTTATCTACAAATACAACTCCTAACCTTGCTTGCTCTCCACAAATCTTTAAACGATATAACTCCATTTCCATTTTAGTTTTAGCAATTAATAATTCTTGCGCTTCAATATTAACCCTTGCAGCTTTTTGGCATAACTCTCCACCTTTTCCCAAAGGAATATTGAATTGCATTGATATTCCATAATTTAGGTTGTAATTATCTTTTTCAAATCTAGGTGTTTTTGTGGTGTACTTAACTGCCCCTGTGTCCTCGTCATAAATATCTTGATAAGTAAACTGCTCTGTAGGTCGGTTAAATGACCATGCATCTGTCAAATAAGGAGTTATGGTCAAACTGGGCGAGGTGCAAACAATACCTTGAGAATATCTGTTTTGTGGTAATGCAGATGGAGTTATCATGGTTGCATTATTGTTGACGACTCCTTGAGCGTTTGATTGAGGACTAGCGACTGTTGTATTAGCAAAAACTTTTACAGGACAAAGTAATAAAATTACTGCCCAAAGACACTGGTAGTTTCTGTTGTAGTTGTAGTTGTTATGGTTCGATTTATTGTGGTCACGTTTGCCAGACCAGCACCTTGAAGTGATTCGACTAGAGAAAAGCTTTGTCCAGCTTCTTTTATTTTCCATCTAGGCACAGCCTCAAGTGAAGGACTTGTCCAACTAAATTGAACTCCATTAACTGTTTGAGTAGTGCCAGCAACAGTTGAAGGGTTGATATAACCATTAAGATCTGCTGATTCAATATTGTGACCTGACGCTGAGTAGGAAAAGCCACTATTGTACTGGTGCGAGGTAATCGTCTCATTAATTACTGATTGCGAAGTTGAACTCATCGTAGAACTACCACTACGAAACTGAGGCACGATTGGGGTAGCAAGAGTTCTTATAGGTAATGCTAATAAAACTAGCCAGAAAAGTCTAGTCAATTTCTATAGAAACAGTAGTAGAGGCAATGCAACTTGTACCAGATCCTCCCGCAATACAAGTTGTAATTCCAGAAGATAACGAAGTAAGCGCCAAATTACCAGCCGTGCCTCCAGAAATTACTGTTGTTTGCCCTCCTAAAACTGGAAGAGTTGCTATACCGCTACTTGGGGTTATTGCTGATTGTGTTACGTCTCCAGCTTGGTAACTTTCTGAGAGAGAGAACGCTGATCCAGCATTTGTTACTGTCTTATTTGTGTTCACTAAAGCTGGCACACCATTAGATAAACTTCCTAAATTCAATCCACCGATAGCATTTGTAACCACACTATCCCCTGTTCCTGTAGATGTTGTGACATTATTTCCGCTTATGCTGTAAGAACTAGGTGCAGCGTTTGTAATAACGTATGGAGAATCAATAGATATTTGTGCAGAAGTTACATACTTGGCCGTTATTTCAGCGAACGCACTAGACGGAGAAAGAAAAAGTATAAAAGGAAGTAATTTTCTCATTTTTTTACTACTCCTACTTTAGAGTCAGAATTGTTAACTATCTTAACATTACCATCAAGTTTCTTTTTGTCATTGTTTTTCTTGATACTTAAGCCATAGTTAGACATTACAGCGCTTAATAAACCAGCCGCAAAAGTCGTATCAATTTGTCTAGTAGGGTTTGGATTGAAGTACGACCAAGAAATAACCGCTAAAGACCACCCTAAAATGACAAGTTGAACCGCGTTACCTATGAGNCCTAAACCTTCTTTTTCTTCTTTTTCTTCCATAGCATTGCGAGGTTACAAGACAAATCTAGCAAATATGGTTATGTTTGGAAAGTAACACAAAATTATTATGATTCGTATTTTAAAACCAATTCTACTAACTTTCTGCAAAACAAACGCAGTTAAGAAATTAATCCTTGACCTATTGAAGGCATTAGCAAAGACTACAGACAATACGATAGATGACCAAATTGTTGATTATGTTTCAGTTCATTTATGGCCAGAGGTCAAGTGAAAAGTATCATAGGTGCTTTAAACTCTAAACCTAGTTTTGAGCATGAATTTGCAGTAGAAAAATCTATTGCAGATATTAAAAAAATTTCAAATGTTTCTGAATTACAGGAAATAGCACAGACATTAGCGCGAGCAAATGCAAAACAATCTCATTTTATTGCTCAGGCATTAGAGATTATGTGCGAACAACAAGAAAGATTATTTATAAAAAGAAAAAAAGCAAATAAAAAAGCGCCTCTAATGAAGCGCCTAAAGTATATTTTGTTTGGGAAAGATTGAGGACTTATATACATATTTGCCAGATCTCATCTCTACTCTGTGTTTGAAACGTGTTCCGACTGCGCCCACAGACTTACAAATTAAATACAGTTCAACCCGCGATCAACTGAATTGCTGTAACTGTAAAGCCTCAAATTAACAATCTTCAGTAATATCGCACCAGACATAATGTGCAAGGTGCTTATTAATCATTCGGTCTAAAGGATCTCGAAACTGGCATTCAAAAGTTCTTTCCGTATCAGGGTCGTAAAATATTTGACCCTCATAAGGATTGTAAGGAAAGCTAGAATGGTAAATCATTAACATCAACTGTTTGCTCTTTCGACTCTACATTGCCCTGAGATCCGTCTTTAGGTGGTAAAGGCTGAAGTCTGCCACTATTTCCCCACATACCGCCCCAAAGGGAGAATCCAGACTCTTCAGTAAACTCTTTCTTGTCTGTATAGATTCTTATAGTAGTGTCATTAACGTGAGCCTCGTCAATTTTTTTCATAAGGAAATCTGCCATCTTCATGGCACTTTCGCAAGTGAAATCCATAATCATATTTCTTTCTGGTGCATTAGGGTTTGCACTATTGTTGTCGACTACTCTGAATCGAACATTAAAAGCTGGTTGTACTTTAGCCATAATTAAAAAGGGTTTTTTGGTGTAATGTTGTTTTTTTGTTCCCATGCGAGAATCGCTTTAACTTCGTAGCGAACCTTTGCGGAACCCGATGATATCGCATATCTGGGAAGTGTGTAGTACTCGGGTCCACGATCTTTACGTCTCCAATCAACAATAGTTGCAGGGCTTAACCCATATCTTTCAGCTAACTGGTCAGATGTTAAAAATTGTTGTTCGATTTGTTTCATGCTGATAATGCTTTCCTCCTTGCTTTAATAAGGTCTGTAAGTTTACTATATTCGATTTCAGTTAGTTTCCCTTCAGAATACCTATCTCTCAAAGTTTCTGAGTGTTTGTCTAACTGAGATTCCTCTGTTGATTTAACAATGGCATCACGAGCCAATACAGCTATATTTGTTTTTGGTTGAATAGCTGCCTGACGTTTAGATGGTGTTACTGGTTCTGAGGCTTTTACAATCTCATTACCTGTCCATAGTTCACTACCTAGATTAAATTCTTTTGCTGCACAAAAACAAAAGCCGCGTCTATGAGAGTCGGTTATGTCTCTGGCAGAAATTTTATCTAGTTTCATAGGGTTGTTTCTCATATCCATAATTGAATAAGGATAGATAGCGCCTTTCCTACCTTCTGGATCTGTAAAATAGCCCATAAGATAACCTGTGCCATCAGGTGCAGCCCAAACTACACCAGTTGTTTCATAAGTTGGTGGCATTTCAAGGTGAAAGTCCCAACCCGCTGCTAGTTCATTAAGATACTCAGATGTTCTAGCCCAAGACACATAACTGTATTTACCTTTTTTGTAAATATCCTGTGGCTGAATAGTACCTTTTAAATTAGGTTTTTTTATTATGCTCATGATGATTTAATTACCTCCAAGATTGAAGTTTCTTTATGTGATGGTTTTTGTATTTTGTACATATCTGTATCTGGTCTAGGGGCAATAAACCTGATAGTAGGAATGTTTTGAACGTGCTTGTTAAAGCAAACGATAAAAGCATTCAAGATGAATCTTGACGCATACCACCCGCGCTTGCGGTATTCAACATTATTTAGCTGATTTCTAAATGAAAGAACAGCACTATCTGGTGTAAGATTTGCACCTAAAGTTACCGCGTCCCAAAANTCCCAGATTTGTATGTCAGACCAACCAGCATCTAGGCAAGCCATAGAAAAACAAAGGCCAACACTTTTAGGAAAACATCTAAAGTTTTTATGTTTTTTAGCAAGTACAGCAAGTACAGCTTCAAAAACGTCTTTCCTTTCTTCGTAGATTTGTACAATCTGCGCTGAAGTTGGAGTAACAGTACTAGACCATGGACGCTTAGGCCATTTGTTGTATAAATAGTAAGTCTTTATTGCAGCAGCAATAGTCTTACCATGAGTACTACCAAGAATGTCTATACCATCGCCAGCAGTTCTTGCAGCGCCAGTATCAACACAATCAAATATTCTTGGGTCCATGTTAGTTCCAACTAAAATAGGAACTGTTTTACCAGTTTGTAAAATAGCTGCAAGCCTGTGCTGACCATCAATTAGGTTTCCTTCTTCATCAAAAGCAATACCTTGATTGGTGATTTTCCATTCACCATTTTCAATAGCAGTTGTAAGCCTTTTTAAATTTGAAGGTCTAATACTACGATTGTTTCTATTTTTGGCAACAAGGATTTGTTTTGCCTTTTCTGGTGTCATTTGCATGACTTTAAATTCAGGTTTAGTCATGGTTTGAGTTAAGCCAATAGGGTTTGTCGAGAGTCTGGATTCCGTTAGGTTCGGNNTCGGTGTATCCGAGCCATTTTCCAGTTTGAGTTGCTTCAGATATTTTAAGAAGCGCTTGTTCTTGGAGTTCATAACCTGTGTCAATAAATTCGTTATCTAATTCGTAGATCCCTATGTTGTAAGGAAACACTTTTTCAATCGCTACAAAAATGAAGCGTTTTGCACCAGTACCTTGTAGGTAATGTGCGGCCTGAAGGTGGTAAGAAAATGAAGTAATTGTTCTTGTAAAACTTTCTGGGGAAGCCCCACCCTCACCTGTAGTTTTCAGATCTACAACTGTATCGCCATTAATTTTGTCACAGCGACATTTGAGGTCTAACTTAGTTGCACTATGTGACCACCAGAAACTTTGTTCTGATTTTCCTTTATCTAGTAATTCATAAGCTACTTCATTAGCCATTATTGATGACAACATATTGTCAGCTAATGCAGCATCTTGTGGTGTAATTACTGTTATGCCTTTTGCCTCATATTCCAGAGCTAATTCTTTGCCTTTCTTAGTGCGCTTATCTTCTACAACTCTATACTGTCCGTAAAAAGAATCGTTTTCTAAACACATAGTATGGAACAAAGTGCCAAACTTCATGGCTGGTGTCGGAAGTTTTGGAGGTGCAAGTTCATTAAATTTTGAATGCCATAATGCTTTTAAGTTTTGCTTAGTAACTATTTTCAAATCACTAGCGCTGTAAGCAGGGTCAGCCCGATAACTTGCAAAGTCGACTGATAATGGCTCGATTTCGTGAATAATCATGGTTATAATTAATTTGACCGCTTTCTGGTGCGGTTGATAGGGTTAAAACTGGTATGGGAGTTGTAAGGGTCTCCTCTGCCAGTTTTTTTTATGGTCAGCAACAAATTTGTGTATGCTGCTACGACCAATAGAGTTAGACAGATAGCGTTATACACCTGTTTTCTCTGCCTCAATCATTGCTTTTAACTGTGAAACTATTGCTCTCTTTTGTTTATAAATAGCTGACGATCTTTCTTCTAATTGAATTAATTTAACTGGATTTTTTTCTTTTACTTCTGCAACAATCAATTTCTTGTACTGTTGATCTAATAATTCGTATCTTTCTTCTAACTCTTTGGTTTTTTTACCAAGTGTCAAACCATAGTATTGGAAGTTTACTGCACATTCTGTTACAGGAACTTCAATAACTAGCTCAACTTCTTTTTGATGCTTCGGTTCAAAACATAATTGCTGTAAGTTTCTTATGTTATAAGGACACGACTCCAGCCATTGCTGAAGTTTTGGGTTTGTGAAATCTAGTGTTTGTCCATTTCGTTTCATTGTTCTACCTCCTTAGTAGCTTTTTGATCTTTGTAAAATTGGTTTCTGAACTGTTTTCTTAGCTCATCTTCTAAGGTATCAACACAACCATTGATAATTGCATTGTCCTCTGTAAGCCTGTAAATCTGTTTTGCTAAATTAGCAATGGCAATAGAGCAGCTAAGTTGTCCATCAAAAACAACTTCTAGCGATGTATTCCAATCACCATCCCAGCACTCTGAACATTGGCCTGTAATGTTTTCGAGTATCTCGTCAGCTTCAGAGCCAGCAGGCTCATATTGAACTTTTGACATAACAGCAGTTTTTGCTAAATACAAGCCGTGCATTTTTTCAATGTGGCTTTGAGAACTAGTTTTTAACTGTTCAATTTTTTTCCAATTAGCTGTTCTTTTTTCCCTAAGTTTTGTTACCTCAGGGTCAGCGTTAACATAGTCACTCATTTTCTGATAATCAAAATCAGCCATTAAAAGTTGCCTCCAATTTTTTTTCATTTAGGTGAGCAGTAATTGCTCTTTCACACGCTTGCTGTGCGTGTTCTTTAGTAATTTCAGAATCCAAAAGCATAATACAAATCATTCTGCTAACTTCATCTCTGTCTTTATCAGTAGGACAGCCAAATAAAAGATAGAAACCTTGAAAAAGTGTTTCATACTTGTCTCCAGTTTTATCAAATTTCATTGTGAAATCTCCTGACAAGCTGCCACAACACCAGCATTACAATCTGCTACTGTCATTTCGTAGAGAGTGCCAGATAAGGTCGTATAGAACAAACCTGACACCGCGAACATTAATAATAAATTTCTCATGGCTTTAATTTTCTATGTAGTGAGCTATGTTTGCTTTAACTTCTTTAGGGCAGTTGTGATACTCCTCTAAAAACTTGGCTATTACGTCAATAGTCTTTTGTGGTACTTTGTCTACCATCACAGTTTTTTCTGCACCGCCAAAAAATTCATTAATCTGGCGGGTGGTAGTCTTGCTGTAATGCTGATCTGTAACCATATCTTCAGTAGCAGTAGCTTTAATTGCTACGAATGTGTCGTAAGACTTGAGTATGGTTGCCTCTGGATAGTAAATTATCTTTTTAGACATCACTAAACCTCAATATTCATGTAATGGCTGATAGCAGAACCTCTGTTAGTCTGCTGAGACATAGCTTTAATAATGTCTCTATATGTACCAGCAGGGCTATCTGGATCAGCTGCTAGTAGCTCTTCTTCATCATCAGGAAGGTTGTTTATTGCCTCCATGACTAGGTTTTCAAAGTTTTCAAGCTGTTCATCATT